GCACCTCTAGCATATTCCTTAACAGTGATTTCTGGCTCTTTAATGATTTTTACAGAATCACCCATGTTGGCAATCTCACCAAAATAATCTGAATTGGTGATATTTTCAACAACGGATGTTTTTCTGAAGGCTAACTGAACCTGCTTAGAGTAAATAACTGGGGAGAAATTACCATTAGGCAGATTTCCGTAACCTGCTGCAGTTTTAAATGCCATTTTCATCTCCATTTTGAAAATAAAACAAATGCACGAATGTGCTATATTTACTCGTCATCGGCTAATAGTATAGTGAGGTTGTATGTTTAATAGCTAGTCAAACATAGGCTCATACCATCAGGTAGGCTTCCAAGTGTATTATTATGTGAGTTGTCCACGTGGAGAGGTCACATTTCTAGTTGATATTAGTTATACTTATAAATAACTGTTTGTCAACTACTTTATCTAGCTGAACCAGATAAATCGTATATAAAATTGCCCGAACGTATTGCTTCCATAATTATATCTGCATTTTTTTCATATTCATCTGCAGACATTCTCTGTACTTCAGACTCTCTTATTTTATTAATTTTTCCTTCAGCATCAGGAACAGACCTAGTTTTTTGCGTAGCCACTTCTTTAGCAGCGTTTTTATCACTCTTGCTCTTAGTTGACTTGCCAATTCCCTTATCTGCTTTGTAGAGGTCAATAGCTCTTGCCGCTGACCTTGCGTCATTATCGTTCTCATATAGTGCATCCTGTACCCATTTAGGCTGTTCATCTGCCCACTCATGAAAGTCATCACTGTCTCTGATATCAGCAAAATCAGGATGTATTCTCATTAATTCTGCTTCAGCTTTATCTTTAGCAGCCTCTGCAGACATTTCGCTTATTTTTCTAATTTCACTTTCTAATACCTCTGATTGCTCTTTAGCTTTTTTGATTGCAATAGTTTCTACAATCTTTGCTACATCAGGATATTCTTTTGCCCACTCATCAATCTCTGATTCAGTTTTAGGTAACTTGATTTCTTTCTTTGTAGCTTTTTCTAGCTGTAATTTTAATTCATCAAGTTGTCTTTGAAACTGTTTTTCTTTTTCTTGGGAGTGTCTTCGTAAATCTCCATAACGCTTTTTAAAAGTTTTTTCTTCAGCGTTCTTCGGTTCTTCCTCATCTTCTGCTTTCTCTTCTGTAACAGTTTTTTCAGTTTCACCTGTGGCTTTCTTCTTTAGTTCTTCAAGCTCTTGCTCATCTTTTTTAATTCTGTCTTCATGAGTAGAACGCTTGTTCATAAATGCTGTCTTTTTAGGTGTAGCATCAACCACCATTTCTTGTGCTTCTTCAGCCATTTAGTTTCTCCTTGGGGTTATCGTAGCCATTACATTGGGGGATAAGTAGCCATCTATCTAGCAATTATCGTGATGCTAGTCCACGTTTCTTTTTAAGCTCTTCTTTAACAGGACCTAGTTTAAATTTTTCCATAAAATTAGGACCTAAGACTTTTGCTAATATTTGTCCTTCTCTAGTCCTAATTAATTTTCTTAATATATTTTTTTCTTCTTCTGATATATCTCTATATCTCTGTTGAACTTCTAAAAAATATTCTGTATATTTATCTGCCATTTATTTTTCCTACTATATAACAAAGAGGTTCTAATATAGCACGTTCAATAGCACCAATAGGATGTCTGCCTACACCTCTTTTTTGTAACCATATATCTGCTGTTCTTCTACGAGCAATGCCTTCTAGTCCATTTCTAATAATTTTATTATACCATTTATTATCATTATAAGCTATTTTTAATAGAGGTTTAAATATTTTATGATAACCTATTTGATAAGATTTGTCAAGTGTTTTACTGTGCTCTAACCATATAGCTTGTCTAAATGAACCAAATCCATAGGCTTTATTCATAGCTGTGCAAACTATTTTATCTCCACTATCTGAAGAAGAATCTTCATCTGCTCCATATCCCGGACCCATATCATCTTCTGCTGAAACTGCACCTGAACTACTGCTACTTTGACCTGAGTTAGTCTGTGTGTCTTGACCCCAATCATGGTCTGGCGAGTATGAAATAGCACCTGTGTTAGGGTCTACTCCTGTCATAGTTCCTTGCCTATCATCTAATGAAACATTATTATCTATTCCATATGCATCTGCGTCAAATCCATATTGATTAGGTCCTGCTGTAGATTGTAAACTTTGCAATGCCTCTGCTCTATCTCTAGCATCTCTATCTCCATAAGCAGTTCCAAAAGCATCAAAAGATGGGTCTCGTGATGGGTCTCTACCTCTGCCACTTATTTCACCTAACATAGCTTTTTCTTTTGCATCTCTAGTAGGTCCTGCTAATTCTGTAGGTCTTCCAAATCTATCTTTTACACTAGAAGTAACTACATTACCAAACATATCATACTGAGTAGGTTCTTGCCTAGCTAAACTTGACGTAACTGCCTGTAGAGCTTGACTACGTTTATCTGTTGTTCTACTCACTTCAGCTTTAGCTACATCTAATTCTTTTTGTGCTTGGTTTATTTGACTCATTAATTCTTGAGGAGTATATTGTTTCATACCTCCTGCTGTCATAGCACTTACACCTAACTCCCTAGCACCTTTACCTATTTCTACCATAGATGTTTTGCCTGTGGCAGGGTCTGTAACAGGCGTTAAATTAGATATATCTTTACCTGTAATAGTATTTACTACATCACCAAAAATATTTCCAGTACTAACAGCCTTTCCTGTTATAGGGTCATAACTACGTTTGTCTTGTCCTATGACATTACCAGCCATATCAATAGTGCCCGGAGTTTTGCCAACACCTAGCATACCTAGTGGTGTTAATGCTCCTAATACAGAGGTAATAGGATTAGCAGGTGTATACCCTAATTCTTTAGCTCGTGTTGTTTTAGCACTAACATTTGCAATCCTATCTCTATCTGCCTGTGTCTGAACCTGTGTACCTGAATCACTATCGCCTGTAATAGTAGTTGTTTTAGGTTTTGTAGTGTCTGGTATTGGTGCAGGTTCAACTAAACCCTTTTCTACTTTTTTGTATCCTGTAGGAATAGGATAAATAGGTTTTCCATTTACAAATGGTATACTAAGTTTTAAACCTTCTTCATTCTCATACTCTATTATTTCATCATATTTACCTTCAGGTGCAGGTATAACATCTTCAAATTTAGGAAGTGTTTGTTGTGATGCTAGTGGTGTTACCTGTTGTTGTGGCATTATATAACTAGTTGTGGGTAGCTGTGTTGGCATATAGGGAGTAAATTGTGGATTGTAATTAGCAAACTGTGATTGTTGAAATCCACTAATACCTGTATTTGGACTCATAAAAGTTCCATTAGCAGCTTGCACTATACCACCTTCTGCCATTTCTTTTGGTTCGTCATCCATGTCTAGGTCATCTATACCAAACGGAACATCATCAGGTAAAGTTGCCTCATCAGCATTACCCATTTGACCCATTGCTTCCATTTTTCTTAAACCTGCTTTAGCCTCATCTCGTAGTTGCATCATTTTATCTAAGCCATGAAAACGAACAACATCAGCAGGCATTACAAACTCACCTTCACTTAATTGTGCAGGTATATCATCCCTTACTTCTTCTTTAGTTGAACCTATAGGTACATCATTACCAGAAACAGGGTCAACTGAACCCCCTTCTTGTTTGAGACCACCTTCTTCAAACATTTCCATTTGTTTAGTAATAGAAGAACCTTTAGCAGCTTTTACTTTTACACCTTTTTTTATATCTTTATCTATAATTTTTTTTACTTTATTTCCTCTAGGCATAGGTAGGGCTTCTAATTCACCTTTTGTATCTTTTTTTGCATCTATTTCTTTTCTTTCCTGTAATATTTTTTCTGCTCTAGCTTTTGCTTCTTCAGGAGTATCTGTATCATATCTATTCATGGGATTTCTAGGGTCTTGCTCGTGATATACGCCTTCTTTTTTAGCATATTCTTCTAGCTCTCTAAAACCCATAATTCTAAATTCATCATTGTCTGCCATTTACTTCATCCCTTAGTAGTTTAAGTTTACGTAAAATTGCCACAGCACCCTGCGACCTTTGAATAATTAGAGTATCATCTGATTGTTCTAATATTCTATGTTGTTCTTGTATTACAGCGTCAAGATAATTATTGAAGCTGTTCAGTATTTTGGGGTTGTTGACTAACATTTTCAGTTGGCTGAGTATTTGCTTGTCCACCATTACCACTAAATCCTCTCTCTCCCGGAACAGGTGCTTGTCCTGTGCCTATATTACCCCCACCTGCTCCTGTGGGGTCTAATGGGTTAGCTCCTGTTGCAGGTGGTGCTTGTTCCCCACCTTGCATAGATTGTTGTTGTCCTTGTGCAGGACCTTGAAATTGTTTCATAATCTCTGCTTGTAAAGCTGCTTCACTCATATTATTAGTAACTTTTTCAGGGTCTAAATCCATAGACTTAGCAATCTCTCTAATAACATATTGAAACTTAGCAAAAGGTGCTAGTGCAGGATTAGATGCAACTTGTAAGAAAGATAATAATCTTTGACTTCGTACTTCATTAGCCATCAGACTTTCTGTTCCTCTAGCTTTAACTTCTAAATCACCTTTTATTTCACTGTCATAATCAAACTGCATATTAAAACGAAAGAAACCTTCTCCTAAAGGTCTTAACAAATAATCATCTACATTTTTAATTACAGTTTTTATGCTACCACTCGCTGCGTTCATTAGCATAGATATACCTGATGCAGTTCTACCTACACCTGATACTCCTGTTTGACCATGAGCAAATGATGGCATACCTGTGCTTTCATCTGCTAACTGTCTTGCTTTATCAAACAGTTGTAAGTTTTCGTTAGATACGTTAGGAAACTTTGTACCAAATATAGCTTGACCCGGTGCTCCACCTTGTCTTCTAAATACTTTACCCGGATACACAGATAAATCTTGTCCCGGAACTAGGTTAGTTTCGTCTACCTCTATCAATAAGTTTCCTGACAATACAGCATTATCTACTGCCATTCTCATAAAACCATTCATCAAAGTTTGTGTATCATCCATGTTTTCTGCAATACCAACACCAAAGAATGAATATGGATTTAGTTCGTATGGTGCTGCTACATATGGAATAGTTGCAGGCTTAAATGGATTCAACACCATTCTTAATAATTTACCATTACATATCCATACGTTAGCTTGTAATTCATCAAAAGTTTGTAACTCTTTAGGTATTTCAACACCCTGCTCTTCTAGCATGTCTGTGTCTATCATACCCCAATATTCAAGAACTTCAAATCTGTATATCCCGTGGTCAGGTGAGTAATCAGATAAATCATCCTCCCAATATTTCTTGTAATAGTTTTCACCTTCAGCAATGACTTCATCAATAACTGAAGACCTGAAGTATGGTCTCTTTTTTAAAGCTCTAAGCTGTGACCTAGACATTTTGTGTCTCTCAATAACGTATTGAGCTTCTTCCATGTTATTTGCATCAGGGTCAGGATAAAAGTTCCATACTGAAACGTGTGAAACTTGTGGAACTGTTTTAAACAACGGGTCATATACACCCTCGTCATTCCAATTAGGATATTCTTTATCTAACGCAAAAGGTCCTTTCATAATACCTGTTCCAAACAAAGCCATTTCAAAAGCTGAACTTCTTAATTGTTTATTAGCTCCTGACTCCTGTAGTTGGTCATGTATTTTCTTTTCCATTTTTTTAGCTGCAATCATAGCAGGACTAAATTCAATAGCTGTAGGAGTTTGAGCAGGTCCTTCTTTTAATTTATCTTGTACAGGTTCTAGTTTGTTTTCTAGACTACCCAATTTATCTTGTAGTGTTTTTAATGTATCACCCGGCTTTAAGTCTCTGCCATCTCCGTTAAAACCATATGGACTAGATAAAGATGTCTCACCTCTCATCTGTTCAGGTTCTTTTGGGTCAAAGTGAACATCAGCTACTACACCTTCAGGTAGCTCTGTAGGTTCTATACTTAATGGAAACTTATTACCTGCAAATAAAACATCAGCTATTTGTCCATAGGCAGCTAATGTTTTTGTTTTAGTTATTTTAATAAATACTCTTGACTTTTCTGCTTCTGTAAATTGAACATCAGAACCATATAGTCCTCTGTAGTTTCTATAAGCTCGTAACCATCTTTGCTCATCATTCTCACGATAGTCTTCTGCTCGACTAAATCGTTCTTGTATGAAAGGGATTATACTACTCACTCCTGCATCTTTAGTTACAGTGTCTTCTGTATCCTCTAATGCTATAGCATCATCTTCAATCATTATATCATTTTCTTCTGCCATATTAATATCCAAAGGTTGAATCTGCTACAGGCATACCCATGCTTGGTCTACCTATAGGGTCATAGTCAAATATACTAAATCTTGGTCTTGACATTATACCATATCTTAAAGCATCATACAAGTGGTCTTCTGCTCTTGTGTCTACATCTTCAGGATTTTTTTTATCCAAAGGCAATGCAGGTAGTTGTGATATCATATTTGTACATGTATTAAAAAATACTAATCTAGGTTGTTCTGTAAAGTCATCTACTTGTAAACGTCTGTGTATTTCGTTTTTACCTGATACTCTACTTCCTCTACTTCTGTCAGAAGGTCTAAATCTACATCCCTTTTGTATCATCTGTTCAGCTAAAGAAGGACCAGTATCTCCACGTTTGTGCCAAAGGGAGCTATCCAAGACTCCATACTTTATATTTCCATCATCAGCTTCTGCATCCAATATCATATCTGCCAAATCTGTGGCAAGGACTTTGCTACAGTATAACTCTCTATATACAATAATCTGCTCGTCTGGAGAAACAGCAAACCACAACACACCACTATAAGACCCATAACCATAATCACATGCCCTAAATTTAACCCAATTTTTGGGAATTGAAAAAGGCTCAATAACGTGAATATTTCTATCAAACTCAGTAAAAGCAGCACCTTCTTTAATATCCCAATCACCTTCAAGCAACTGCTTACGTTGATGTTCAGGTAGGGAAAGAAGCATTGCTTCATAGTCACCTTGCTCTGCGAGATAAGGGTTGTCCGATAATCTAGCAGGGATAAATCTTCTTTTAAATAATGCTTGTCCTTCTTTACTATGTCCTTTTGGATAGGTAAGGACATTACCTGACTCAATATCTGTGGCATCAAATTGCTTTCCGTATGGTGCAGGGTCAATAAACATTTTCTTGACCCACTGATGACCCGGACCTCCCGGGTTTGTTGTTGCTCTCATATACACAGGTAAATCATGTGCAGTAGAACGCAAACGTGAACGCATATAGTTCCAAGCATACGGAGTAGACCATTGGGTTAATTCATCAAACCCTATCCAACTAAATGCCAAACCTTGATAACGAAGTACATCATCATCTCGGTCTAGGTAAGACATCCATAACCTAGCACCTGATGGTGCTTCCCATTGCATCTTTCTTTCTGACCATTTTATACCCTTCCATATTTGAGGATACATTTCCTTAGATTTAAATATAAGTTCTCTAAGTTCTTCTGTTGTGTGTCTTAATAGTAGACCACTAAACGATGGATGACCCATGTATCGTAAAGGGTCGGCAAGCATAGCATAAGACTTACCACCACCTGCACTTCCACCATATAACACTTCTCTTTCCCCTGCAGCAAGAAACTCTGTTTGAGGTCCTGCGTTAGGTTTAAATACTATATTTTGTTCTTCTACAGGAACTGCTTCTACTTCAGCAACTTCTTGTATTTTAGGCTTTTGCACCTGTTCTTTGGCTTTCGATTTCTTTCGCCTTCTCGATTGCTTTCTCGGCATAAGCTGCCCACTTTCTAAGAGTTCTAGCTTTGTCCTTACGTTGTCTTTCATACATTAACCTTTTTCGTAAACCAACGTGAGATATAAATCTATCGGTTTTTGTAGTTAGCCAATTAGCTACCTCACGATATGAATATTGTTTCACGTACTTTCTAGCCATCTCTATGGCTTCTAATTCAAAAGGTATTGGGTCAAGTAAGTCAGGGTCTTCATTATTTAGTTTATATCCAAAAGGAACAGTCCTAGCTATACGTGGTATTTGTATCCATTCGTTTTGGTCTTCGTCTTTTAAATCTGTTGGTTGTGGTAACTTCCACTTTCCTATACTTCTATCCATCATTCTTTGCAGGCAATAGCATAACACCACCTGTGCTTTCTACTTGCATCTTTTCAGTCTTAACTAAGCCTGTCCTGTCTAGTAATTCTTTTGCAGCAGACATCTTATCTCTAATGCCTAACTCTGTAGGGTCATATAAACCACTAACCATAGCCATTGCAGCTTTAGGTGCATTTCTACTCATAAACAACTGTGTAGCTTCTAGTATTTCATCTTTTAATGATTTAACAATATCTGTAGTGCTTGAACTTGCTGAATATCCTGCGATTAATTTAGCTTGTGCTACATCACCATTTGCCTCATCAAATAAAACATCAAGAAACTTTTGTTGTCTTTCTGTTAGTTGTCTACTCATGTTGGTACATTCTCTCTGTAGTATTGCCTGTCAACTATTGCTATTAAACGCTTGGCTCTGTTTTTTGTTTGTCTGAACCAACGAGAGTCTTCCATCTCATCTGCCATTTTTTCCCAATCATTGTTTTCTACAGCAGCAATCATGTTCTTAAATTTAGATAGTCTTGGTCTACCAAGTTGAAAACACATATTTGCTAGTACATGCTGTATATCTTCAGGCAAATTGTCAAATTGAGAGAACAATAGTTTACAATCATTTATAGTTGTTTCTATGTCTCTCTCAAACCATTCATTGACTTGTTCTTCAGGTATGGATGTTCCTACAGGTTGTCCGTAATAATCTTTATCCCACTCAGTTATAAGATGTCCTATACCTCCAGTCAAATGATTTTCTGTGCAAAGGTACAATTCATATTTGATACCCTCATCTTTAGCTAATTCATTTTTTAATTTTATTAAATTCATTTATTTTCCTTGATTATATTTAAGTTTCGTATATAATGTATTTTTATTTCTTTTTAAACATTTTTGCGGCTTGTCCGACACCCTTGATTCCAAAACTTGCACTAATTGCAATATATAAGAGGTACTGATACCACTCTGGTAAAGTTGCCAATATATCAAATCCTTGTTTAACATAGTCTGTCATTCCGGGTATAAATACTAATATAGCAGGTGTAAGCAATACTACTAACGCAAACTCATCTTTCCATGAATCCACTGTTGCATCTGCCATCTTACCTTCCCATGCAATCTCGCCTGCAGCAACCTTTTCTGCAACATTAGCACGAGCTTTAGCCTCTGCAACTTTAGCTTGTCCGTCTGCCTTTGTTTTTTCTATTTTGTTTTGAAACCAAGTTCCTGCTAGATTTGCTATTGGTCCTATTAGTGCTTGTATCATTTGCTATCTTCTCTTTTATTTTTTCTTGTTTTAATTTTTCTTTTACCCTAGCTGAATCTACGAAATCTTGATGTTTTCTTTGCAATCTTGCTGGGTTGTTTAGAAAATTGTTTACCTCCTCTAGACGCTTTGCGTTTAGCAGCCGAAGAGGCGGCGTATTCAGAGGGCGATAAAGCCTTAATTGCTTTTTCAGGTAAGTAACGCTCACCAGTTGCTTTACTCCCTTGTGTACTAGGTTTACCAGACTTAGTTCGCCATTTTTGTTTTGTCCACGCAACTAACGACCTCTGTCCTTTTGTAAGTGCCATGCTTCTTTAATCTCTTCTATAGTTCTGTTGCATCCTATGCAAATATTGTTTTTTAATTTGCATACACCTATACAAGGTGTCTCTAAAATCTTCCTACCCATTTACCTACAAACCAAGCCATTAATCCTGCAAAGAATATTACAATTATAGCAGCAATTCCGTAGCCTAAATATTCCATCAACTCTTCTCTACGTTTTTCTGCCATCTTTTCCTGATAGCGTCTAGACTTTCTAGCCTCTGCTTGGAATGATTGCCAATCCTGCCAAAGACCCGGTCTGCCTAGATAAATCATCATCTTCTTGAGTTCTTCTTCTTTTTCTTTTATTTGCTCAAGAGCCATAAATTCTTCTAGGTCTGAACCACCTACACCTTTAGCTTTTTTCTTTTTTGCTTTCTTCTCTAGTTCTTCTTTAGAGAAAACGAAATCACTTATATGTTTTGCACACCCACTTAGTTCTTTTCCGTTGGATACAAATTGTTTTATAACACTAAAAGCAGCATTTACAATATGCAGTTATACGTAAATTAGGTCCTTCCTTTTGTGGTATGGGTGGCTGTTTATGTAGTCTCTGTGCAAAGTATAGACATCTATCTATGTCCTGAAAAGTTTGTGTTTGGTCTACTACTCTTATTCCCATCATAAACACAAGCACAAACTCAATCATATAGGTGCTCCGAACACCTCATCATCTTGTTCTTCTTTGTGGCAGTCACAATTACAATCTTTGCAATCACAATCATAACATTCACAAGTATCACATCTTTTTCTTTTTTCGTTCATTTGCTTTCTTTAAACTTTCTTTTGCTTTTTTAAATATTGCGACAACTTCAGTCTTGCCCATTACTTTGGCTCTCTGCTCACCGACTGTAAGTATCTGTATCTTTCTCGCATATGGTTTATTGACTTTTTTAACTTTTGCAACTGTGGCTCTTGCATCTGCAGGTGTGGCAAATTTGATGCTAACTGTGTCTTTAGGATTCTCATCTGTGTATAAGCGTCTGTCTGAGCCTTTTGGTTTTTTACCTGTACCAACTTTAGGGTCTCTCTTCTTTGCCATTAGTTTCGGTATCCACCACCTGCAGCCTTATATGCTTTTGCCATCATCTGTGCTTTACGTGCAGACCATTGACCCGGAGCACCACCTTTACCACCTGCTTTTATTCTATTGAATATTCTTTTACGCATAGCAGGTTTGGTATAGTTACCTGCCTTGTTAACAGTGCTACCACCTTTGTTTAATTTAATAGCAGATAAAGCCTTTGCTTGTCCTGCATGAGCCTTACTAGCTTTTTTTAATTTACCTGCTACTTTTTTAATTGTGCTTTTAGCTTTTTTTATTGCCATTCTTTTTTGCCTTTGATGGTAACAATCCCTTATTCACTGCACGTGCTCTCTCAGAAAAACCAAGTTTCTTTTTACTTCTTATTTTTCTTCTTATTGTTTGGAGTTTTGCCACCATCGGAATATAGATTATTAAATGTTGTAAAAGGGTCTAGATATGACTCATGTGCTTCTGCTGAATGTATCCATTGTGATGGAGCAAAATCAGGAGCACCTTCGCCTGTTACCCATAATGCAGGACTTGTTGCTCTAACTCTGTTGTTAGGAAGTGCAACCACGTTACCTGTCCACTTACCTGCATCCAACAAGTACATCACGTGTGATTGTTTATGTTGTGCAGGGTCATCTGCTATATCACTGTCTGTATAGTCAACTGTGAATAAATATTTAGCAGTATAAAATGCATTGTCTATTTTACAAAGCCAAGGGGAAGAACTAACTCTGTCCATGACAATGACACTATGATTTCTAGCTTCGCAATCCCAAGGTTGACACAGATGGTCTTCCATTGGTTCTGCCCACTCATCTACAGGTATATCTGCTACGAGTGCCTGTATCGGCATTCTTGCCCACATCGCACCACCATGTACATTCTCGTCTTCTGTACAACCTGTGAATACAACTTGGAAACTTAATGACCTATCAGGTATGGTATTAACTGCAAAAGCTAACGCATGAAGGAACTCACCATGATACTGTTGGTGGTTACAAGTGAACTCTCTTCGCACCCAACACTTAAAGTGTGGGATGTTACTGATGAGATAAGACATTATCTACGTCTAGCTGCCCCACCACGAGACATCATCTTTGTCTTCTTCATTCCACCTTTAGCCATGTATTTGGTTTTTTTCATACCACCTTTAGCCATCATTTTTGTTTTCTTCTTAGCTGTTCCACCACGAGCCATCATTTTAGATTTCTTTTTACCATGCATCGGCATATTATTTTCTCCCTTTTTTCTTTTTCATCATGTCTAACACTATCATGACCATGCCACCTTTTCGGTAGTCCATGTTACTAGTACGTGGCTTCTTCATCATGCCACCACCATACATATAACCCATTTTATTACGTACTGCAGTTGGTAGTTTCTTTAAACCTGTTTGGTCAGCAGTAGGCATTTTTAGTCCACCTTTATTCATACCAATCTTCCTTTTATTTTCTACAGCACTGCCTGTACTTATTGGTGGTCTTTTTGGTGTATCTAATTTAGCTCTAACGTCTTTTTCAAAGTCAGACTTTTGAAAAGCCTTTGCTGCTTGTTCTATTTGTTTCTTTTGATTAGGTAAAAGTTTCTCATAGTCTTCACCTAACTCGCCTGTCTTTTTAGCAGTATTCAATGCTTTAAAAAATGGGTCATCTGATTTAGCTATAGTCTTTGTACTCTTACCTCTTCTTCCACTTATTTGTTTAAGTGTAGCGGCTTCATCAGATTTTGTTTTAGCTGTTTCCATTTTTTCAAGCATAGCTCTAGCCTGTTTCTTTTGCGTGGCTGTACCTTTATCTATTATTTTTTCTAAAGCTCTCATGGCTTTTTCTCTCTTAAGTATTCCTTTAGATTTTTGTAGAGCTAAGAAGTTGCTAAATCCAATAGCATCATCCCCAACATTAATAACTTCACCTTTTCCTGTGACACCTCTAGTACCACTCACTGAAGATATTTTTATGTCATTATCTTTTGGCATAACTATATCTTTTTTCTTACTAAACCTTACACCCTTTTGTGTTGTGTTAGACATCTTTCTTTGTTGTTCTAAAAGCTCTTTAGCTTTCTTACTAGATATCTTTAGTTGTTTAGCCATCTTAGCTATTTTTGCTGCACTCATTTTAAATCACCATTTTACTTTATGACTCCAATACTTAGCACTTAACTTTGTAGTGGGTTTGCCTTGAGCATTATGCCTTGCATAGTAACTCTTCTTACGTGCTTTGTCTTTAGCACTAGTAGGATTCTTACCTGCTCCCTTTACACCTTGCTGTCCAAATCTCACGACTTTGTATTTACCATTCTCTGATGCCATTACGACATGAGACTTAGTTTTGTGGCTAGGCGTTTTCTTAGGCTTATTTACACCTGATAATCCTAGCTCTTTCATTTTACTTTTTACACGTTCAGGTACAGACATTTAAATATCCAATTTCTTTTTGTCTGAAACACATTTATATCTAGTTGCAATATACTCAGGCATCCAATCAGGCAATTCCATTGCTATCTCATATGCCCTGACTTCACATTGCTTTTCTGTTTGATATGGACCTTTTATGTCTTTCAGTGTCCGACAAACCTCTGGGTCTTTTAACATGCATATATATACAAATGCTTCAAACATCGTCTA